ACAGTTTCTCTACCATCTCTATAAACTTCTAGTTCTTCCCAGTAATGATTGCAGTTTACGCCTCCTTTGTAGTCAAAAATACTGTAGGCTTGACCATTATGTCTAAAGCCAGTATTAATTCTACTATCCATCTCTCTTATTTCTTGACGAGTATACAATTTTTGTAATCTCATCATAGCTTTACAGAAATTACGTTGTGGTGATGCGCCGGCATATCTATATTTAATCTCTGGCTCGTTATCTAGGCCCTGGCGACCTAAAATATCTAATCCTTGTATTCCTTTAACATAATCACCAATGCCCTCAAAGTTAGTCTTAGCAGCGTCTATGTAAACAGCGTTTTCATAGTCAACTTGCTCACCAAACTCATCCATTAACTCTAGAATAAGTGTTTGTATCTCTTCGAACTCTTCATCTACAAATTTTTGTGCTTCTACAGGTACACAGTTAGGTACTGTTTTACCATTTAGCTTTTTAACACCGATTGCTTCGTAACCAGGCCAACATGCTTCGTCTAAGTCAAAATCAAGACCATAAGATGAATAACAAATAGCAGCGGCTTGATCTTCGTCATAACCTTCACCTTTTAGGACTGGTATACAACGTGATACGTAATCTGATTCTGATTCTCCTGATTTAGGCTCTACAAATTCTTGTATTGCAAAGTCTTTACGTAATTGTTCGTATTCACTAGCTATATAATACTTTTCTAGTTCATCAATCTTTTCATAGTCTTCTTTCCACTTAGCATATAGCTTAAGTGTTTGGAAACTTGGTACAGTAGTATCGAACTCTACTCTATCGTCGCCTACGTTGTAATACGGGAACCCTAGATTAGCTCTTTTGCCTTCCGAGTAGTAATCATTAATATCTAGTATGCCATCGAACTGGGATGCCGTAAGGTCTACTATATTATTAGTCTCTTTATTCTGAATATACCAGTGAGTTGCTTGAAAGTCTTGATCTTCTACTTTATACTGCATTCCCTTAATACATTTTAAGTCATAGTCACCATTGTAGCCACCCATTGCGTAAAATAAAAATTGTGCTACTTGGTAGCAGTAACCAAATGGAAATTCTGTGTTAACACCAGCTTCTGTTAGTAATTTCATCTGCTCTGCGTGATTTACACTACCATCTCCAGCTGCACCTACGCCTGGTTTCTTAAATAGATCGATATTTGCATTAAAGAATTCATTAAACTTCTCAAAACCAGTATTATCTACTATTTGCTCTTCTGCAAATGCTAAGAAGTCAATACCAATTGCTGGTTTATCTACGATTGACATTACATCGACGCCTAAGTCATCGAAGTCCATTTCATCCCAATCAATTAAAAGTTCTACTATTTTCTTCATAATGTATTTATCTTACAACCTTGCTAGGTCATTAATTTTTGCGTCAGCCTCTTGTTGTGTTGTCATTTCTTCTGCAACTACATAGGCTCTAATTACTGGTTGTCCACCGCCACCTGTTACTGCTTCAGGACCTACTTGGTTATCAATATCTACATCAGTTGCTGCACTAGCTAGTCCTGCAGTAGGATCAAATGTAGGTACAGTTGGTCGACTAGGTGTACTACCACCACCTCCACCGCCAGTACCTGGTGTTTTAGTTTTTACAATAGCTGCAACGTTAGCAAGACCACCTGCAACTGCTACACCGGCTGCAATAGCCGCTCGTATAGGCGAGGTAGGATCTCCTGGTATTAACTGTGAGGTATAAGCTTTCTGCGCACCTAAGTATGTGTCAATGGTTGTGGCAGCAATTGCAGCAGCTTTACCAGCTGTACTGTTTTCACCAACTAATTGAGCTACAGCTCCTAATGCTTGGCTAGCTACTTGTAGGTTAGCATCAGAGACTTGTTTTTGCATTAACTTCTCAAAGTCAGCCTCTTCTTTCTTTAGTGCTTTAGTTTTACCGCTATAAAACTCTCTTACTTTATCTTTTTCTGCTTCTGTAGCCTTTAATCTATCTAATTCTTCTAGATCTCTAAGTTGTGCTGCCTCTAACTCGGCCTGTGCTCTTGCAAACTCATTCTCTATGTCTTCTAGCTCCATTTCAGCCAGTTTATCTCTAATAGTCTGCTTTCTTTCTACTTCTTCTCGCTCTAACTCAGCAGTAATACGTTGTGCATCTAATCTACGTGTTTCTAACGCAGTTTCTGCATCTATTCTAGTAGCAACTGCTTCTGCAAGCGAAGTTTCTAGTTCTTCACGCTTTTCGTAGTTACTTTCTTGTGAAATTTGTAATCTTAGGTTCTCTTCTTCTAATCTAGCTTGTTTTGCTAAGTTTTCTGCTAATTTTACTTGTGCTTCTCCTAAAGCCTCTAGTGCAGTCTTTCTTTCTTCGTAAGTTCTGTTAGTATCTTCCGCAATCTTCTGTTGCGTCTCCATTTCTTTGTTAAGTAGTGCATTATCTACAATTAGGGCTTGTTGTGCATCTCTAATATTTCTAAATTGATCTACTAGTAATGACGCAACTTCTACAGCCTCTTTTACTTCTGCAACTACAGTCTTACCGAACTCTACGACAGCGTCTACAGCACCTCCGACTTTATCTGTAACATCTTCTACTCCAAGTACTACTTTACCTACGGCATCTGCGGCTACTTTACCAGCTGCACTAAACTTACCTTTAAATAGTAATGAGATAGCCTCACCAAGCTTAGGGACTAGTTCTAAGAGACCTTCGAACCTGTTAATGATATTCTCTTTAACCAGATTCATAAATGTCGTCAGCGCTTCCTTAGGCGACGTGAAGGCCCATACTATCTTTTCACCTAATGATGCAAAGAAGTCCATAACTTTACCAGTTATGATACCTAGAGCTTCCATTGCTATGGCTAGCTTACGTGAACCCTCTTCAGAATTCTTAAAATATGCAAATAGTGATGTAAGTGCGATTAGCAAGGCTCCAAGTCCTGTAGCTGCAATTGCACCTTTTAGTCCTTTGAATCCTGCTGTTGCGCCCTTAATACCAGCTTTCATATCTGCGAAAGCCTGCTTACCTTTTGCAAGTATTGAGTTTTCTTCTGCTACCTTCTTGGTTTCTTTACCAAGATTCTTCATCTCTTTCTGTAGTTCTTCTACAGATTTGACTTCTTTCTCAATACCATCAATGGTAAATGTAATTTTAACTTCTTCTTGTGCCATATCTACTTAGAAATATAATTGTTGCCCATTTTGAATTAACTGAAGATCATCAGCGTATCTTTCTGGGTTTGCTATTCTTTTTGCACATGGTAATTCCCAATGTAACCAATAAATACCTTCTTGCCATACGCCTGTTGTACCATTCGAGCTTTTTTTTGGATTACCTTTACCAGGCTTACGTCTATCTTTTGATTTACCTAGTGGTACCATTCTTGCTGGATCTCCCATTTGATAGGGTTGATAGACTTCGCCATAGTATGCAATATCCCATGGTCCACATGCTTCTACACCTTTTAGTAATTCTATTACCTTAGGTGGATCGTAAGGACCTACTATAATAGCATCTATATCGTTTGAACTTTCAGCGTTAGTTAAACTACCTACTAAGTATAAGTCGTAACCAGTCCAATCTAAATTAAAGATTGGCTGGTATGCTTGTTGAAATTCTTCGTCTCCTAATATCATATTATTCTTTTTTAATTATGGTGTTGCTACGAATATGTAAGGGTTAGTACCTATTACTTGTAATTGAGTAAGGAATGGGTTTTGAAACGATCCATCACATAAACACAATAATGGATATTCTGCAGAATCAAAGAAACTAGTTGCATCATAATACCAATCAGTATTATTACTACATGTAGTATTTTGAAGCATTTGAACTAGAGTACCTGTTGTCGTACCGTATTGTGATTGTAATGCAGCCCAACTTCCATCATACGTATAGAATCCATCAGTAGGTTCTGCTGGCGTATTACCAGAGTTAACTCTAATAACTACTATATCAGTATCAGATCCAACAGTTTCACCTTGACATAGACCACCAATGTTATATTCTCTAATGTATGATATATCTCCTGGTGGAATTACTACTTGACAGCTTACTAAGACTGATGTTGCTGCAGTTGTACAACCTACATTATCTGTAATTGTAAAAGTATAAGTATCAGAGTCTAAACCTGTTCTTGTAAATGATGTGCTACCGTCAGTCCATGCAATTGTATAAGGTGCAGTACCGCCTGTTGCTGTAATAGTTACTGCTCCATCAGCAGTATAACAATCAGTAGGTTCTGTAATATTTGCAGATGAACCTAATTCAGATGCAGAAGATTGTGGTACTACAATAGTATCTGTGCTAGTTCTACCCGTAGCATCTGTTATTGTAATAGCATAAGTACCTGGTGTTTGATTATCTATAAGTCCAGGGTTAATATTAAATGTACCAGTATCACCTGAACTACTTGACCAACTAACTGGGAATACAGGTAATGGCGCAGTAAATACATAAGTGATTTGACCGTTAGATCCATTAAAACATGAAGGGCCTTGTGGTGTTGTAGTAAAAGCAAGAGCGTCATCAGATACTGGAGTTGGTATAAAATCTAATAGTTTAATTAGCTGTACTTTAACAGGACCTGTAACTCCTATTTGTGCATCGTTAATCTTTTCTGGTCTGTAATATGCACCATCTACAAAAATAACATCATCAAATGAGAATGTTTGTAAGTCTACATTATTTAGTGTAAAGTATGCTGTAATTCTTCTAGCGTTTTTATCATATAATGAATTAATATAATTAGACCAATATTGAGTGTATAAACTATTTTGTGTTATTAGTCCATTATAGCCACCTACATTAGTACCCCAATAAGGTACATCTACATTCCAATTTAAGACTTCTGAATCTACAGTCATTGGCCATTCATTATAGTAACTAACCAAGGGGTAATGGTCTAAACCATTTACAGTACCTGGCATACCAACCATATACCAATGGCTAGCATTAGTTAAGATTTCTTGTAGTCCATTATAGAATAGGAATCTTGTTTTAGGTTTAATAGGGTTATTCTCTCCATCACTCTTTACATTTAATTGTGGTATAATAAATCTAGATGTATTACCTGCTCCTTCTATTTGTGCTAGAGGAGTTGGCGCCCAATTAGTTTCTATCTTTCTAGTTCCTTTTAGCAGTTCGTTACCTGAGTCAAACTCTAAGTAACCGAATACATTCTTATAGGCTTGTGTATGGTATATGTTAATCCAATCGCCATCATCTTTATGTGTAAAATCTATTTGATCTGACTGTGTGTTAAATAGAGGTTCTATTACAAAGTCTTTATCTCTAATTAGTTTATCAGACCAGTCATAGAGGTCACCAGATGCGATGTAATCAACAAACGGTTCAATAATGAAGTTTCTACTATCTGCAGGATCTGGACTCATTACAAGTCTAAATGTAGTTAGTAGATCTTTTATGAATTCTATTTGCTTATAGTCACAATCTAAACTTGCAGTAGGTAGCGACGCTCCTGGTGCAGAGACCGTTTCAAATTGTGAACTTGTTATGTTTGCTTGACTAATAGGGCCGGCAGTTTCTAATTTTACATGTACTTGATCGCCCGCTGTTAAACTAACAATACCTTGTACAGTAATAAGACCATTACTACCATAAGATCCAGTAGCGTATACTGTACTACCTATAGCATTTGTTAGGAGGAGTCTACCGCCTACTGGTGAACCAGGCCATTGATCGTAGTAATCAAACCAAGCCGAGTAATTTGCCTCTGCTTGAAAAATATAACTACCTGTAACTGGTGCTACATAATAACTAGAAGAGGTTGTATATTGATAGTTTTTACCATCACTAGTAAATGTATTACCACTAGAAGGATCAGCAATATTGTCATTAATAATTATATCATTAAGTCCACTGTCTGATATACCCTGTGTATTACTATCAGTGGCTAGCATAATGTTATCACTATTAGAATCTAGTGACAAGTCAATTCTAGACTCATTACCAAATGCACTTACATAGACTTGTTTAAAGGTATCACTATCAAAGAAGACTGATGTAAAAGTATAGCCTGCATCACTAAATATTTGATCTACTAGCTTTTTAGCTCTAATCATAGGTTTAAACCTATTCAGATCTAAGGACTTAAGTATATTACTCTCAGGGCCTTGTGTAAAGTTATGAGCTCCTTGTGTTGCTATTCGGGCTTCTTCTACACTACCATTATCATCGTATGTATTACCAAAGTCTATAAGTGGATATATTACATCTCCATTCTTAAGACCATCAGTTAGAGTCGGTGTTTGACTAACAAAGCTGTCAGTTGCAGCATCCCACTTTTTTTCAGATGGGTATGCACCCCATGAACTAGCAATCTCATCAAAGCTTACTGTATGTGATAGATCTGTAATATTAAGATTACACATACTAGCGTCACCAATAGCACTAGAGAAGTCTCTGGTCTCTCCTAAGAAAATTATCTCATAGTCTATTTTATCTTGTGCGCCATTAACATAGATACGTTGTAGTCTAATGTGACCCTGTCTAAACTCAGCACCATCTACAATGATCTCTGCTGGTTTCTTTACAGTTACATCATAGTCAATACCGTCTATTAGGAATGCGTGCTTAAAAAATATATTATTAGCACTAGTCGCGGGTACTCTGAATGTCCTAGAGAATACTGACTTAGCCTCAGCGTTAGTAATATCTTCTACTGATAGATTCAGCTTAATCGGTTCAGTCTCGTAGAGATCTAACCAATATTGTGTTAGCTGTCTACTATCATCATATACTTTAAGTTGAATCATATTATCCTCTTTGTGATTTTACGTTATTAGCTAATTTAAACTTAATTTCGTATTGGAACAGTTTATCTTTTTTGTATGACTTCTCGGTCCATGATGCACTTGTTACATTACAACCAAAGAAGTATGCTTCGTACGCCGGAGGACCATTTAGTCCTAAACGTACTCTAACATCTGGTGAGTTAAACAGGCCTTCTAAGTAGTCTGCATCTTCATCTGACATATAACCAGTCTCTGCTGTGAAAGTCTCTTGGATCTCTTGTGAGTATGTTGTATAACCGCGTGCGCCTGTTGATGTAGTATAACTACTACTATTAGGGTCCCATGTATTAGCTAAGTAGTTATTAGCTCTTCTCTTTGTACTTCTTACATTCTTTTTAGTAAATGTGTAGTAGTCTCTAAAACCAAATGAGTTTAACCAAGAGAACTGTATGTGATCATAGTCTAAACAATCTGCTTGATTGAATGCTATACCACGTCCATAAATTCTGTACATTTGTACCCAATGTAATGATTCATCAGCATAACCTGGAAAAGAGGCTAGACAAGTTCCTGGCGTCCATGCTACTGTTTGTACGTAGTAGTATGCTACTGCTGGATCTAATTGGAAACTAGCAGTTGCTAGAGGTGTTGTATAATATGTAAAGTTACTTAAGTTTCTTGGTCCGAAGCCTCCTGTAATTACTAATGTATTATCCTGTGGTTGGTTACCATCTCCGTAGTTAACATTAGGTCCACCGCCATTAGCTACAATATTAGGTATAATAATATCATCTACTTGTGAGCCATCTGATTCGTATGTTGTAATTCTAAATCCTTCAATACCCTGTGCATTTGCAGGGGGACTAGGTAAGCCACCTGTATAATTTTTATTAAAGTAACTCACGGTATGTAAGTCATCTTGGAATACATCGTGTATTTGTACTCTAGTATTAATACCAATTGAACTAGGAGCGGCTACGCCCATTTGTGTTAGTTCACTACCTCTAATAAATGATACATCATCAGTTAACGGTTGGCCATTACTGTATATGTTAGTACATGGAGGATTAGAGTCATCTCCATTTAGCGCAGCTTGATATGGTCCTTCTGCCCATAATAAATCATACCATGGTTTTTTACCACCTATTACTTCGTAGGGTCCGTAACTTACAGACCTAAGCTCTACAACTCCTGCAGTTTCATCTCCGATACGTAAAATGTATCTTTCGACCTCTTCAACTGATTGTTGTAAGTTAGCTGGACTGGCATTACCAAGACCAATCATTTCTGTATTAATAGGTGATACATGCACGTATGTCTGTAAGATATTCTGTATATCAAAGATAGCCTTACCCTCTGAGTTAGCTGTTTGTCTAATATCAGCCAGGATGTCGCCACCTACTGTTTGTACTTGTAGTACAAATTTGTTTGCACCACTAGTTAAATTACTTAAGGTAACTGGGTTAGGACCATACGCTAAGTTATAGTCGCCTGGTGATTGTGATATTGATACTGTTGAAGCCATATTAAAATTCTGTTGTTAGTTGTTGCGCCACGCCATCTGCTATCGCTCCGGCTATTATGTCTACATCGAAGAAACGTTGTGGCTTAAGTCCCATCTTATATATTTCTTTTCTTGCACCGAAGCTTAGATCTCCTCCGATCATGTCGTAATTACCACTAAATCCGAATCGTCTACCAGCTGCAGGTTGTAGTACACCATAACTCGGTACCTCACGCGCAGGGGCGTTCTGTATACCATCTACTCCGTAATTCTGAAAGATACCATAGTACATCATCTCAATGCTAAGAGAGTCTTGCTCTATAACTGCCTTGATAGATTGTCTAAGTGCTCCCGTATTTACAGGTGCATCTTGCTTTATTTGGTCTACTAGCCTACCACCTATTTGTGTAAGTATCGGACTAAGGTTCTGCATTGTTTCCCCAAAGTCACCGAGTGCTGATTCGAATTCGTCTACTGTCATATCGCTCTGAATGTTATTTGACCACTAGTAGTTTTAAAGAATGAATCGAAGCCAGCAGTCCATGTATTGTTAATTCCTATTAGGACACCACCCTCTGCACTGTAGTCACCTGTATTTTGATTTATAGGTATTACGAATGGTGCTGTGGTAGCAACTGTAAACGTATCGCCGACTAGTGGACCTTGAGGTACTGATGGCGGCATGCCTGATACATTAGGTATTGTAACATACGTATTACCAAAACTACCATCAAACCACGATAGTGTTGCTGTAGTAAAATCAAATCCTGCTGGAAGATCTTGTGTACACTCTAAGACAAAGTTAAATTCTACTTGTGCCTGTAAGTTTGTGTAATAAGAATCGGCGCCTACAGCACTTCCAATACTATTCACAAAGTATGGAGAGCCCACAGTTGCTGAAGGGCCCGGGTTAAATCCAACTCTTGGATATGTATAAGGGATAGGTCTTAGTGGGCTAGTCTCTAAGGAGTCTACCACTTTTTGCTCAAATGTAGGAAAGCTCCCGTATGCTAACGCTGTCTTAGGTATTACATTGTATTGTACAAATATATCTCCTGAGTTGATAGGAGGTTGAGTAGGTGTTGTCATTGACTGTTTAGAGTCTGCCTGTATCACTAACTCAGATTGGTTTGCATCAGTATATGCCACGCCACTAGTTGTTGTACCAGAGGCTAGATATGCACCTCGCTCAATACCAAACTCAAAGTACGTACCATCGTTAGTTTCTACTTGTACTTGTAGGTCATTAGCCTGTGCTATCTTTTGTATTTGCACCTGCTTAGCGGCTTCCATCTTATCTAACTGTATTGTTAGCGTCTGTGTAAAGCCTAAGATACTTGAGGCCTGATTGACATTGTAGTTCTCTACAAGGCTAGCAGTACCCTTATCCATCTCGTACTTATACCATGTGCCTCCTTCATTTCTCAGGTATACACACATGACACCACCGATGCCAGTGTTACAATTACCCGCTATGCCTGATGTTATATTACAACTCATAGATCTTTATGTCTGTGTTTATGAATTCCATTTGTGCTTCGTCCGCTGGGTCTGCTGAACGTAGCGACCATAACAGTGCTGCCTTTTGATCTGTTGCCATTGCATTTACTGAAATGTTATATGTAGCTGACCACGCAAACTCTGTAGTAGTCACTTGACCCTGTGGCCAACCGCTTACTTTAGTAGGTAATAGTATACCTTGGCTACCGGCAGGCGTACATGTTGTCATATTAACCTCTTGAATTTGTACTCCGGGTGGTTCCGTAATAGGCTTAGACTCTGTGGCTCTTGCAGTACCCGTAACCTCTATTACATATTGTGTAAGTTCAGGTACAAATACTGCTGTATAAGTACATGTTTGGTATACCGACTGTGGATCGTAAGTAGGTACTTGTGTAGAAATTCCCACACCAATAGGGTCTGGCGCTACAAATTGGTTATTGTTAAACTTATACACTACTAACACATTCTCTGCAATCGGTGTAATACAATCATTAAGTGCTAACGGCAATTCCATCTCTAGGGTTGCTGTCATGCCCGCTACTGTATCTTGGAACCTCTCTTTAAATGGTGTTAGGTCAACATTTAACGTTAGGTCAAACTGTTCGTATGGCTTAGCGAATCTTAAGTTAGCCAGTATATCATCGATGTACTGTTGGCAATCAGACTGTACCTTTAAGTAGTCTGCAAACCCATTGGTCGGGTCCTCTTGTGCTACGTCCATTACTATGAGGTTAAACCTGTAAGTAACTGTCTGTCCT